AGTTTCATCAGGGTTAACGAAGAAATATAACACCGAGTCTTGATTCCAAAGTTACCGCCAGGCAACGGAAACAAGAAAGTGAAGGCGCAGAAGTCGTCTCCCTGCGAAAGGTCGGCTCCCAAAGCACAAGGCATGGACCAGAATACTCTACGTCTATGAGGTAATGTCTCTTCATATGTAAAGAAGTAGGTATAGCCTTCCATTGGGATTCCAAACCGTTTAGCAAGAATATCGTTTCTAGTTGCCGGCGCGTTCTCGGCTCTTTCAACGTCTAATTGATACGTTTCGTAAGTAACAGTCTTTCCAAGATTCGGGTTAGCCTTAATCCACATGCTTGGATCAGACACTTCCTTCACATCATCCAGTCTGTAATACCAGATCGAAACGTGCGGGTTGAAATAGTCACCTTTGAGGATGTCCATTAGTTCCATTTTGATAGTATCGCCCGAACTGTTACGGACAGTACCTTCGGAACTCATAGCAATGATCAAATAGTCATCGAGTTTGGACGCACCCTGCTCGATTGCGCCAACAACATCCTCACGTATGTCGCCAGAGAGCCATTCGTCGACAGTAGAGATCTTCGGTCGGAGACCTTGGAGCTTGTCGATAGCCATGGGTCGAACCTCTAGGAGGGAACCGGTGAGAAAGTTCTCAACGCCCTTCTTTGTTGGGGAGAGTTTAACTCTATTAGCTCTCGAACCGGTTGTGTTTTGGATGGATCCCTCTGTAAGAAACTTAAACAGGGGACCGCGCGCTCGGGTTATGGCGGTTCGTATTGGTGACATGACTTCGTCGGCCTGTTTCATCGTTGGGGCGGTTGTAATCTGGTGGGTAGTTGCGGTGTCAATGTTCAAGAAGTAATTCTGCACGCAAGACCCATACATAGACTTGGCTGCGCCTCGAGCAACAATCAAATACTGCTTGTTAACCAGACGTTTCTTGATCATCTTAGTGACATACTTACCACCATGATTGTCGGGGTTAGGTTCATACACACTTCGCTCAACAAAGTAGAACCATCCAAAGATTTGCTCAGCCCAAAGTTTGAAGGAATCAAGGAGTACCAAATCGGCGCCGTCCGTAAGAGTCAATTCGTTCTCGCAGTACTCGACAAAACCCTCAACGGCGTCTTCATCGTAGTAGACTCCACGATCCCTAATGAGGCCATCGATTCTATTCATCTCCATCGAGATCTCTTTGCAGACGGGAATGTTTCCTCGAAGAACTTCATCTCTGAACCGACCGTAGTACTTAGGCGTTGCGGTGTTTGATAGTCCCATTTTGATCCTACCGCCCTCTAATTAGATCTGTAATGTCTGTCGGATAGAGATCTCTACGGAGATCGCCAGTGATGACACCTTTGACTCCAGTCTTAACAGCATCCTTAATGAGTTCCTTACCCACTTCCCTAAGGATCTCCTGTCCGAGCTTTCTAGCAGGAGAAATGTCCTGAGCTTTGAGTTGCGATAGCTGACGTTCCAGATTCATTCTGGTAATCAGCTCTTGCATCTCTTTGTTAGTCATGGTCGAGGTCTTCTTGGTACCAAGTTCTTTACGGCGAAGATGCTCCTGAGTATCAGGCTCATCCTCTTTCTTGGACTTCTTAGATAGCGAGGATAGGCTCGGCTTGTTGCCCCTTCGGAAACCCCATCGCATGCCCCTAATGCCATAATGGGTTAACTGATCGATGTCTGTATCGGTCATGCTGTCGTACCTCCTTCTGCTTGAACATTTAGCCGCCATTCGAGCTCAGCAATTTGCTTAGTTATTGCATCGACTAAGAATCCGCTCTGAGGAGGATCAAACACGAGACGGACTTTTAAGTAGATGTAGCTTTTAATACCGGACAGCCCGGCGGAATATCCAGGATACTCGTCCCAGGTCTCTTCTCGCCCAACTATCTCGAACCCAGAGGATGGTCCAATTCCCAGTTGAGTAAGAGTCATGAAAACGGTGTTGATATGCACAAGGATGTCGGTGTCAAAAACGTCATAACCTTCTTCGAGACCGAGCATCTTTTTGATAGAAATGAGAATGCTATCCATTATTACTCCTTACTCAACCTTAGTACTTAATGATGTAATTAAGAACTATGTAAGGTTGCAAGTTGTTATGCGAAGATCCGCTACCAGCGGCAACTATAGCCGTGGTGGAGGTTCCGTCTTCAGTTGTAGCCGCCGTTCCACCAACTCCACCTACATCATACCGAGTATAGGTTCCGCCTGGCTCCGTAAACTCACCATTGGTATCGTACACCTTAATGTTATGCGTATGACTCGGCATCTGAGCCGTGGTCAACGTATGGGTTTTTGCACCACCGGTTTCGCCAAGGACATCGAAAGAAGTATCGGCCGAATCACGACCAACTGGAACCTTACCTTTAAGATTTGGAACGTTGAAGGTTGTTGATCCGTCACCAACGCCATAGGTCGTTCCAATTATGGCAAACAATGCAGCGTAGGTCGTCCTAGAATATGCGGCGCCATCGCATAGTAAGTACCCTGTTGGGGCTACGGCCGTAGTAAAAAGCTTTATAGACCCAATGGGAGCGCCGATACGGGCTTTGATCTGTTCCCAGAAATAGTCCAAACCCGCAAGATCAAGATATTTTTTACTCATCGGCAATCACCCCCGTCGCCCAAAGATTAATTAAGACGCAACGACGGTATCAACCTCGGCGTTAGAGATAGAAACCAGATCGGAGGAGGTAATCGCAACCATTACGGTTCCACCCCAACGATAGGAAATTTCCGTAGAGGTATCCACATAGATTTTGTCCTTAAGGGGATCAACTCCGGTTCCACCCCAGGTGTTCGGACCAGTCGCCGTAAAGATCTTTACCGAAGTGGTATTGAAATATCTATCGCCAGTTGCACAGGTAGCAGGAGCAGTGGCAACAATTGCAATAACCTCGATTACGTCATCGACAAATGAGGGTAATTGAGTAGACGGAATAAGGCCGCTTGCATCCAAGGAAGCCACGCCGTTTGCCTGACCCTTAGTGGAGACTTTGATGTACGTCGCACCAATATCCGGGATGTCGCCAGCCACCAGGTCTGCGCCACCAGTCACTAGACCCTTGGCGTCATAGGTGATCTTAGCCTTGGTTGCGCCAGTAATTGCTCCATTTTTGGCAACATACGCAGTATCGTGGTTATGACCGGTTAGAGCATAGAGCGTATCAAAGTACGTCTTCAATACAGTCTTGATGTTGGCCCAGGAAAGCTTCTTGATCACGTTTGAGGCTGCGGAGTCCATGAGAGGAATCATGTCCGCGTCAACAGGAGTCGTCTTTGCAGTCGCAGCATTGGTCAACGCGCCAATACTGGTCGCCGTCTCATTACCGCTGTTGGTTCCCGATGTGTTTCCAAGAACCGTCTTCTGAGCGTCGGTCACATAACGCTTATCAGTGGAGTCCACAATATCGGCAGTGGTTGCATCTGTACCGCCGGTTACTAGACCCTTGGCATCATAAGTAATTTTGGTTTTGGTGCCGCCCGTTATGGCGATGTTTTCATCAACTTTACCATTTAATGCGGTCTTAATCTTACTCCAGAAATACAAAAGACCATTATAATCCAAATACTGTTTGGGCATAATAACGTGCCTCCTTTAAATCATTAAATTTTCAATCTCTTGATTTGTGATTTCAACGATGGAATTAACCGCATCAAACGCATTAACTTCGCTTTCTTTTGCGAGCGTTGCGCTGATTTCTGCTTGGGAAGCCAACGTTTCGGTTTTGGTGGTTAACTCCTCGACATTTTGCTCGGCTAAAGCTACCGCCAATTGGGCAGCCAATGTGGCCGCTGCAGAATTATTAACCTGAATTGCATATTGCTCAATCTCCGCAAGCCAATCCTGCCAAGCGTCTGGAGGGGTCTCTGTAAAATCTGGGGAGGCGACAGTTAATGTGTAAATGATTACCGACTTCTCGATAATTTCATCTACCACGACTTTAGCAATTAGCTTTCCCTGGCCAGCCGCAGACATTGCAGTTAGATCTGGAGACCAAGAAACAGGATTTTGCGAGGTTCCAGAAATTAGAGGATAACATTCGCTCATGTCGGGTCGCTGGAAGTAGAGGGAGAGTAAACCACCAGGATATCGTTCGGCCCATTTATCCCAGTTAAAGGTTACGGTTCTACATAGGTTTTCGCCTTGCTGACCAAGTTCGATTTGGATTGGCGGCTTGTCGGTATAAATCAACACAAAATAAGTCACCTCCAGTTGTTAGATTCTTTCCCATAGTAAAGTGTCCCCTTTCCGACGTTCCTTTGGAAGTCTTGGAAGTAGAGATGCGTCGCCATAGTGAATGGCGTTACTTGTATTATGGGAGGTACAAATTAGATTGTTCAAATCAAAGATGCAAGGTCGTCCCAATTCTATGTCTTCGATTGTAATTGGGTTGATATGATGCACAATTATTCGACCTTGAATTTCTCGATCAAGAATGCCAAGATCGCAACCCTCATCTCGAATGATTGCGTCATTACGAGCCTTCTTCCAT